GAGGCATAATATAATCCTTATAATGTAATTAAATTATTTAGCGATTACATGACACCGTGTTGACTGGTAGTAAACACTAAATACTTCATATAGGAACCAATATGTCAACACCTTTAAGACAACAAATTATAGATCAAATGCGCCTTATGATGGGCGGCGGAATAGTAGATATTGAACTTGATCCAGAGCATTATGAAAACGCAATGACTCTTGCATTTGATCGTTACAGACAACGTGCAGGTAACTCATCTGAAGAATCGTATTATTTTCTACATATTTTGTATGAAACCAATCAGTATACATTACCTGACGAAATTGTACAGGTACGCGGCATTTATCGGAGAGGGTTGGGCGAGACCCAAGGTGGAACCTATTTAGATCCATTCTCGCTGGCATACACTAATTTGTATTTGCTACAAGCAGGAGCAGGTGGCGGATATAGCGCCGGATTGTTAACTTATGAACTGTTTAATGAATATCTAAAACAAGCTGGACGCATGTTTGGTGCATATATTAACTATACATTTAATCCTGTAACAAAAGTATTGCAACTAGTTCGCAAACCAACTGGTGGTGAAACTGTGGTATTATGGTGCCAACGTATTCGTGTCGATGATGAGCTATTGCAAGATCCGTTTATTAGACCTTGGATAAGGTCATATGCGTTGACCTGGTGTAAAACTCAGCTGGGCGAAGCATATAGCAAATACAACACTATTGTTGGACCAGGTGGCGGTACAACACTTAAAGGTGCCGAAATTAAACAAGAAGCTATAGCAGAACGTGAGGCACTTGAACGCGAACTTGATCTGTATATCGACGAATCGAGCCCACCTCTAATAGTAATTGGATAATAAACGCCATTGACGTGCTGTGCATAACGTGTTATTCTTTTGAAATTATAAACAAAAGGATAATACGCTATGGAAGACACTGCTCGAGATTTGGCAGTTTACATACTGTTGCGTACAGATTTGCCTAGCTTAAATTCTGGAAAAGCTGCCGCACAAGCGCATCACTCAGGCGTTCAGATGATGGTCAAGCACAACCAGCACAGTTTGGTACAAGAATATATATCAATGGGTATTAAACAAGGTGCAGATTGCTTCAACACCACGTTAGTATTAGCTGCAAACTATCAACAGATTGAACATACTATTGATATCGCCAAAGTATGGAACTCAAATTATTTGTTGTATGACGGAGTTGTTGATCCTAGCTATCCATTTGTAGTTGATGAGGAAATCTCACGCCTAATTCCACAAACTGAGACTACAAAGATCGTAAAACCATTAGACAACAGTAAGGTGTTGATGGTACGTAAAGAACTTACGTGTGCGTGGTTTCTAATAGATAGAAACGATTTAGAAACTCGCAAATTATTTGACGGTTTTAATCTTCATCCATAAGCAGCAAAGATTGCTTTAATACCCGCATCTGTGATATCTCTACTACCTATTGCAGCATAACGACCGTGGGGGACTGGTGGTTTTTCTATGACCTTCCATGTCTCCCACCATTGCATCCATTTATTAGACGTCATGTCGTAAAAATATAACTCGCACTCTTTTAGTGTGCGATCTGCATACCAACGGTCAACATACATGGTTGCAGCCCAAGCGGTCCCACCTGATATTTTAAGAGAGCTTTTATCATCTGGTAACAAATTAGCCACTGCATACACACGCTCACAAAACCTAACTTGGTAATGATTCCTGCGTAATAAATTGTTAACGTGGGGGTTTTGACTAGGCCATTTACGTCGCATGCTTTTAGCCGCAGTTTCAACATATGGATCTGCTTCGCCTAGTTCTGCTACTGTTAATTTCTTGGAAAATTGTTCTTCAACTGATTTATGTCCTGGAAATGTGAAATGTATGAGATCGTGCCCTGAGTTAACAGCCATCAAACCCCACGCATGATCGGAACCCTTAGCACCGCCACTAAAACAAATTGATTTCAAAGCAAACAGTCCACTTGCTGATATAACTGTTCAAGCGTCCCATTATTTTCTAAAATTGAAAATGGTCCGCAATTAATCCACTCATATTCACTTGAATGAACAGATGGCCAGGCTGTTGGCATCTTATCTGGGCATTTAGCTGCACACTGATACCAATTTGGAACTGATCCGCGTTTTATCCACCATAGTTGTCCTCCATTCATTTTTTTTACCAAGTTGATCTCATTTGGAAAACGAACGTCTGTTATTACAATATTATTAGATTCTTGTAATATTTTACGCTCAAGACTGGCAACCCATATGTTGTCAAAAAAATTATTACGAAAAACTTCGGTTCCTAACTGCTGAAGAACCCAGCGAGGTGTAACCGTGCGATACATTTGTTTAGACCAATACGGATCTATTTGTTCACGCCATTCTCTACTTTCTGTTGTATCGCCTTCTAGCAACTCTCTTGGCCATCCAAATATTGCGGAACTTGCATCTTTGAGACTTCCAGCAAAGCTAACTGCTTTATAGCCGTGATGTCTTACTAGATATTCTCCAACCGTACCTTTACCGCTTCCTATGAATCCTATTACGCCGATAATTCTCTGTGTCATTGGAATTAAATTATACGATAAAGTTTTGGTTGATCAACATACTCTTGGAGAAATCTAGCCGGTTTTAAGAAGGCATTGATAAATAGGTTTACGACAAAAACATTTTCATGGCGAGGTAAATCATGTCAGGTAGTCTAGTTTCTCCGGGCGTAAAAGTAAGTATAATAGATCAGAGCGCATACGGCACGTCTGGGCCGGGAACAGTCCCTCTTATTGTAATAGCAACAGGAGCTAATAAGCTAACTCCGGGTAGTACCACAGCAATTGCTCCAGGCACTTTGCCTTCGAATGCAGGCAATTTGTATCTAATTACAAGTCAACGGGACGCATTACAAACATTTGGCAATCCAACTTTTTATAGCGCTGCAGGTTCAGTTCAATTTGATAACCAACTTAATGAGCTTGGCTTGTTTACATTATATACATACTTAGGTGTGGCTACTAACGCATATGTTATTAGGGCAGATGTTGATCTTGATCAACTCATACCAACAACAGTTGCACCAACTGGCCCAACTGCTGACGGAACATACTGGCTAGATTTAGCTACAACTACATGGGGCATTTTTCAAAGTAATGGCAACATTAATCCAGCCTATAGTTGGCAAAGCCAGACTCCGTTGGTTATTGCTGACAGCGCAAAATTAGAAGGTATTGTGCAAGGTTACAGCGTTCATAACGGCCCAATTACAAGTGGGTCAACAGGTTGCATTACCTCCGCCGGCACACTTACTATAAATGGAATCAATGTTTCGCTAGCAGCTGGTTCTAGTCTATCTCAGGTAGTTAGCGCGATTAACAGCAACTCCCGTGTACAAATGCTTGGAATTTCAGCTGTACCATTTATCCGCCAAGGAAAATACAGCAAAACAGCAACCGCTAATGGTGACATTTTCAACCTGCGTTTAATTTCAAGTGATTATACACAGACTATAACCTTAGCAGGTTCAACTACCAGTATCCTACTAGATTTGGGCTTTAGTGATCCAACTGGTACTACTGCCGAGCCTGACCCACTAAACTCAGTATTTCCAACAACTGCTTTTGGTACAGCCGGCAATTATGCAGTTAATACACTAATGGATGCACAGGGCAATTACAGCAACGCTGTATTTCAAATGATTACAGTTGTAACTAGTACAGCTACAACAAACTGGTGGTTCCAAGTTGGAACAACAGAGTCTGAAGATCTTGGATATTCGTGGCAAGCTGCTGTTCCTACTAAATTAATTGGTTCAAAATCATTTAATTCAATTTCAACTGCAATATTTTCTGATTCTGAAACTTGTACAATTCAGATTGGCACAGGTTCACCACTTTCAGTCAGTGTTACATCGTTAGATACATTGCAAACATTTGTTGCTGCAATAAATTCACAACTCAACAGCCCGGGAACAAACGCCATAGCTGGTATTTCTACATCAGGTGGTTTAAATTATCTAACTATTACTAACTATGATGCATCTCAAATTGTATTGCACGATTTGGTAAATCAAAATGGTACAAATACCAGCATAACTCCGTGGGCAACTGTTGGATTAAGCTCTGGTAATACATATTGGGCAAGTGTCACAGGCACTGTTAGTAACCCAACATATACAGCAGCTACCTTGGTTACTACA